TCCTTCACCTGCCGCAGCGGCACGTTTGGCGAGGGCAGCTGGCAGGAAACGGTCAGCCCCGGCGTTGAGTACCGGATTGATCAGGGCACGATGCCGCATCTGTTGGTGCGGCTGCCAACCGGCGCGTTCTGGTTTGGCCCGGCCAATGGCGCCATCGTGAGCGGCGTGACGATCCCCACCTGGGGGCAGCGCACGGCCGGCGACTACGAGACGGCACCGGATCCATCGTTCATCGGCCAGCCGATCCAGGACGTTTTCATCTACAAGAACCGGCTCGGGTTCCTGGCAGACGAGAACGTGATCCTCAGCCGGGCGCGGGACTTCTTTGAGTTCTTCCCGGAAACGGTCACGGCGATTCTGGATTCAGACCCGATCGACCTTGCGGCCAGCAACAACCGGGTGAGCGTGCTGCGGTACGCCGTGCCGTACCAGGACGAGCTGATCATCTTTTCCGATCAGATCCAGTTCCGGTTCAACGCTGCTGAAACCGTGCTGACACCCAGCACAGCGCAGATCACGGTGCTGACCAGCTACGAGATGGATCCCAACTGCCGGCCGATTCCGGTGCAGGGCACGATTGTGTTCTGCATGGCCAACGGGCAGTGGAGTCAGTTCCGCGAGTTCAGTGTGCGCGGCGCGGGCACTGCGCTGATTGCGGATGCGTCGGATCTAACGATGGCAGTGTCCAGCTACATCCCATCCGGGACATTCAAGCTGACGGCTAATGATACGGGCAATGCTTGGTTTGCTATCTCAAGCGCCAGCGGTTACCAGAAACGGATCTACGTCTACAAATACCTCTACCGCAACACCGGTGGCGGTGTGGAACGCGCCCAGTCCAGCTGGAGCCACTGGGAGCTGAGCGGGGCTGACGAGATCCTCTCGATCCTGTGCGTGGAGGAAGTGCTGTACCTGTTGGTGCGGTACGGGACGGAGGTCTGGCTGGAGTCGATGCCAGTGACCGACCGGATGACCAGTGCCAGCCCAAGCCCATCGCTGCTGCTGCTGGATCGGACGGTGACCACAACCACGGCGACGCCTGTGGCGCTGCGCGTGGCGGCCGGCACCTACAACGCTGTGCAGAACACCACCACCTGGACGCTGCCGTACACCATCCAAGCGCTGACGCAGGCATGGAGCGGTTGGACTGCGACCGTCAACGGTGGCGTGCTGCTGGGGCAGGCAAGCAGCGGCAACACGATCACAGCATTTGGCAACTGGAGCACGGCGCCGGTGTTCTTCGGGGAGGCGTTCACCTTCCGCTATCGCTTCACGCGATTCAAGCTGTATCGGGACATCGGCGGCGGCAAGACTGCAGCCAATGTGATGAGAACGCAAGTGCGTCATGCCAAGTTGCGTTACCACGAAACCTTTTATTTTAGGGTGCAGGTGATGGCGGAACGGCGCGATGCGGCCACTTATACGTTTGATGGCACGATTCTGGGCAGCCGCAATTCGCTGATCGGCAGCTCGCTGAACCAGGCCGAGGCCGAGGCGATGCGTTACGCCGAGGGGGTGTTCCGCATCCCGATCAACAGTCGCGGCGAAAACTGCGTCGTTGAGCTGCTGAACGACACGCCACACCCCTGCAAGTTCAGTTCGTGCGAGTGGGTGGGCCTGATGACCGGCCAGGCGAGGAGCCTGCAATGAGGTGGATTGAACCAACACCTGCAGGGGTGCAGCGCATTGCCGAGCGGATGCGTTACCAGGATCGGCTGGAAGTCCTCTACAGCCACCAGCTGACGGCAGAATTGGCCGTGCAAGAGAGCTGGCGCATGTCCTCAATCTGTCGTTGCATAGCTGCAGAAGACGGGAGCGCTGTGGGCATCTGTGGCGTCGGCGGCGACGGGGGCAGCGTGATCTGGCTGCTGGCCACCGATGAGCTGTTGGCCACTGCCGGCAATCGGCGTCAGTTTCTGCGGGAAGGCCGGCGGTGGGTGGATTCGCTGTTCGAGCGGCACGGCTTCCGGTATCTGGAGAACTGGGCGCTGGCGAGCAACCTGACCACGCTGCGATGGCTGCGGCATCTCGGGTTCACGATCGACACACCTGAGCCGATGGGGCGCAGCTGCCAGCTGTTCTGCCACTTCTGGAGGGCAGCCTGATGGTCTTCCCCTTCGCCCTTGCCGTTGGCGGCGCACAGGCCATCCTCGGAGCCGTTGGGGCCAGCGCCGAGAGTGCTGCCGCCAAACAGGACTACATGAATCAGGTGGCGTTCCAGAACGCCAACACTGAGTTCGCCAGGTGGCAGGCCGGCTTCAGCGCCAGGGTTGCTGATGCCAACTCCCAGTACAACTACTGGCAGGAGACGGTCAACTACAACCAGAACCTGGCGTACAGCCGCAGCTTGCGGAACTACGAAACGCTGAAGGCGATCGCGCAGGCGGATCTGGTTGGCGAGACGCGGGCCGCAGCTGGTGCCGCCTATGTGAGCAGCAGCGAAGCGATGAGCCAGCAGGCCAGCGAAGCCTCAATGCGTGAGGCCGTGGCCATGCAGCAGTATCAGGTTGCCGCCCTGAAAGCACGCGGGCGGGCGATGGCAAGCGATCAGGCCGGTGCGTCAGTTGACCGGATGATCAACGACTACGTGCGCCAGGTGGGCGACTACCAGACGATCCAACAGATCAACGAAGGGTTCCGCACCAGGCAGTACACCCGCGAGCAGGCGGGGCAGGTGGCTGAGTACCTGAGTCGGTACAACTCGCAGACCTTCTACGAGATGCAGCCGTACATGGAGCCGGTGGCGCCGTTCGCGCCATTGCCAGCGCTCCTCGAGGCGCCGGCGCCAACGATGACAGGCTCCGGTCCTAGCGGTGCCGCGGCGGCACTGCGCATTGGCGGCGCGGTGCTGAGCGGCGTGCAAACAGGGATCAGCACCTATTCCACGCTGAAGTCGTACACCGGCGGCGGCAGCAAGGTCGGCAAGGGCAGCGGCGGCGGCAAGGGTAAAGGCGAATGACACGCAGCGACCTCGGCCAGAACCAGATCATCCCGGCAGCACGCCCGGTTGATGCGTTTATTCGTCCTGCCCAGCAGAACGTGGCCGCGCCAGCCCAGCTGCAGATGATGCCCAACCCTGGCGGCATCCGCACAATCGGCCAGGGCAGCGGCGGCAATGTCGGTGGCGTCAACCAGTGGCAAGAGCTGGCACAGGCCCTGGCGCCATTCAGTCGTGATCTGGTGCAGCTGGGCGGCGCTGGGCTTGAGCTCTACGCCAGCTCTGAGTACGAGAAGGGCCGCAGCGAGGCCATGCGTGCAGCAGTGCTGGCCAACCAGCAGATGCAGCAATCACAGGCCCAGTACGCCGCCGAAAACCGCAAGCTCGACAAGGCCGATCCGATCGCGGCAATGATGATGGATCGGGTCAACCCGTTCCGAGAAGGCGGTCGTCAAAACTCACTGGCGCGCGTCGCAGGCCAGAGGATCCTGCCGGCCGTGATGGACCGCTATCGCAACACCCCCAACGTGGCCGAGCTGGACATCGGCTCGCCGGAGTTGAAGCGGATCGAGGCGCAAGCGGTTCAGGATGTCGTGCAGCGTTTTGGGCTGAACGAAGGGTCGCCTGGCTTCATTGAGCACGTCCTGCCGCAGATCGGCCAGGCCGGCATGAAGCTCTACGAGCGGCATGTTGATGATCGGGTCAAGCACCTCAAGGAAACCTCTTGGCGGCAGGCGTCAGTAGAGGTGGGCGCGATTTACGAGCGGGCGCGCACTTCAGGCGAAATCGAATGGACTGAGTTCGATCCCGTCAGCGGCCGGCAGATCAAGAGGGTTGCGCAGCTTGGCAAGGACCGTGCGGCATGGGAGCGCGGCATCCAGATCCTGGCGGCCCAAACGGGTGACCGTCTGGCAAACGAAACCGGCATCACTGGCGAGCCGAGCGCCCTGAAGCGGCAGATGTTTGTCCGGTTGGCAGAGATGGCAGAGCTCAGCGGCAACCCTGAGCTCAAGCGGATCCTGCTGTCCACTGAGGTTGGGCCGCCGGACAAGAACGGGCGCAGGGCGCTGGCTGGTGAGTTCTATGGCATTGAGATGTTTGAGGAGGGCAACAAGATTGCCCAGGCGACATGGCAGCAGCAGCAGCGCGCGGCCGATCAAGGAGTCCAGACCTTCGAGTCTGAGCTGGCTGTTGTCACCCAGGGGATGCCAGACGGCCCGGAGCGCGGCCAGGCAATCAACAATTTGGTGAGGAAATACCAGCGGGCGGGCGTGCCGCTGAACCGCCTGATGGAGTCCACCAAGAACATGAGCAGCACGCTCGATGCGGTGGCAGGGCGCAGTTACGACCGATCCGGCATGGATGCGCTGCTGATGGACATGCAGGGGCGCGTGGGCCCCTTGTGGGATCCAGAAGCAGCCACCCGAGAGCTTGAGGCAAACATCACCAACGTGGCTCCTCAAGACCGGGCTCAGGTGCGCCAGCGGTTTGCCGACATCTACCGCTCCAAGGAGAAGGAGAAAGACGATGTGCCCGGCCATCTCGTAACCCCGCTGATCACTGCGGCGATCAAGAGCCGCCTGCGGTGGGCCTATCCCACGGACGTGACGGAAGCATCGCTTCGTGGTTCAGACATCACCAGCCTGCTGGCCTGGGGCGACGCCGACATTGCCCGCTCAGCGCAGTTGCAGCTGTCGGCGTACCAGGCGCACGTCTACGCCCGGATTGCAGAGGCCACCAAAAAGAAGGGCGCGAGCCTGACTGTCCCTGAGATCACAAGCGTGGCCAGTCGCGCCCTCGAGGAGTACGGCAAGAACGACAAGGAAAACTTCGATCGCCTGTTCCCTGGCTCCGACCAAACCAACCAGCCTTCCGTGAGTGGCAAGGCACGGCCACCACGGACCGGCGGCAGCGGCGCCGGCACACCCGCCAAACCGGCGCCAACGGTTTACCCATCGGGCCAGCTCGACAACCTGCCAAGACGCAAGGAGCTACTGCAGAGCGGTCAGCCAGTGCTGGCGCTGCCGAGCGTGCAGGAGGAGGTTGCCAGGGTCTACAACGGTCAGGCGCCCAGCGCGGCAGTGATTCGCGCCGCGCGCGACGCGGGCTACGGCAACAACGTGGGCCAGTGGTTGTTGCGTGAAGCCGAGAACTTCCCGACCTACAAGATCGCGCCTGATGTGCGGAAACGCCTGCTGCGCAGCAGTCGTGATGCCCAAGGCGTGATCGGCGCTGAGCGAGCTGCTGCGGCACCGCCCAGCCCAATCGCCTCGACCATGGGCTGGTTCTTCAATGCGCTGACGGGCACCACGGCAGCAACGGCGGCGCCCATGGTTGCCATGAGAGAAGGGGGCGGCCGGAATGGCGGAGGCCCTTTTATGGATAGGGCTGTGACCGACGTCCGCCCGTTTGCGCCTGTGCTGGCGCTGTTGCGCAGTGGCGAAGGCGGATGGGATTCGGCCAACCGTGGCATGGCTGGTGACACGCCGGGCGGCATCCCAGGGCTGAGCCGCATGACCCTGGCGCAGTGGAAGGCCTATCAACGACGCGGGTACAACGCTCTCGGTGCATACCAGTTCATCCCACGAACGCTGGAGCTCGCTGCTCGGGAGGCCGGCGTTTCCAACGACACGGTGATGAGTCCGGCTGTTCAGGACCGGCTGGCCGTGCAGCTGATGATCGGGAGCAAGCGGCCGGCGTTGGCGGCATACCTGCGCGGCAAGAACAACAACATCAACGCGGCGCTGGACGACATCGCACTGGAGTGGGCGTCCGTGGCCACGCGCGGCGGCGGCACGGCCTACCCGAACCAGGGCGGCAACCGCGCCTCGATTGGGCGTGAAAGCGCTCGCGCCGTGCTGCAGCGCGCCAGGGCGGCATTTCTTCGCACAGGAACCTGACCCATGCCACAAGAACACAAGATCGTGAATGGCCGGCTGGTGTTGACCGGCGCGCAGCAGAGCAGCGATCTGGTGCCGGCGGTGCGGCAGCAACCTGCCAAGCCGCCAGCCGCCAAGTCAAGGAGCAAGCCGAAGCCGAAGCCCAAGGGTTTCTTCGAGAAGCTCTCGAATGACATCCGCTACGAGCTGTTCAACCGGCCGCGCCCCGCCAACCCATTGCAGCGGTACGTCGGCGGACTGTCCCGCGCAGTGGCTTCAAGCCCGCTGCAGGGGATCGGGTTGGGCGTTGCCGGCGTTGGCGACAACGCCATGCGAGTGGGCTACTCCTATGCCCAAAGAGCCAGCGGCCGACCGAAAGCTGACGCTTCTTCTGGGCGTTTCGGGGGGCACCTTGATCAGACGGTGGATCGCGTCTACACCGCGCTGGGCGCCAAGCCCCCGTCGCAGATGACGCAAGACGAGCGCAGCGGCGATCAGTTCCGCCGATCGCTTGCTCTCAACGTGATGCTGGCGCCGGTGACACCTGGATTTGGCGTGGCCCGTGCGACCACTGCCCTTGGCGCAGCCGTCCGCGGTGGCGCCGCATTTGCTGTCAACGAAGCGCTGAGCACATACCTCGACGACAACACCGGCGGCAACATCGTCAATCTGATCAACCAGTTCACATTTGACCCCGGCGACTCAAAGGGGGTGCCGTTCATCCGTGCGACAAGGCCTGCCAGGGGAGTGGTGAACGCAGCCGGGGAATGGACAGGCGAAATGCAGCCCGCTGAAAAGGGCTTCAACCTTCCCGGCGCCGTGGATGTCGGCAAGGCCGACATGCTCGATGCCGCAAATCAATCACTGGTGCCAAATGCCGCGTTCGGCGTTGCGCTGGGCGCCGCGGTTGGCGGCACGGTTTCACTGGGCGCCGCAGCCTTCCGCAACATCCGCCGCAACACCCGCGCCACCCGCGCCGTGCAGCAGGAGACGAGGCAACGCGCCAAGCAGGAAGCAATGGGCCTGCTCGAGAAGGATGAAGCGGATGGGCTGGATTTCACGCCGCAGGCGATGGAGCCACCGGCGCCGGCCCCACGCGAGCCATCGTTCCAGGAAGCCAATGCCGCGATGGAGCAGCGGCTTGGCATGCCCAGCAATGCGGCGCGACCCGAGCCGGCCGCCGCGCCAACGAACGCGGCGCCGCCAGAGCCCAAACCGATTCCGAGCGCAGAGCTCCAGGATCCAACCAATCCCGGCGCCGACATGGGCGCCATCTACGAACCACGTCAAGAGCGCCCATGGGATTACGACCCTGAGCTGCCGGAGAGCACCGCGCTGGGCAAAGGCATCGAGGAGCTGAGCGACAGCGAACTGCAGATCGTGCTGAACAGCCCAGGCACGCCAGTGGTGGAGCGGGTCAACCAGACGCTCGAGGCCAGGGCGCAGGTGCAGGCGCCGCCCCCGATGGATGCCGGCATGGTGATGGCCCCCGCCGATCGCCTGGCGGATGACTACCTGCCATCGGTCATGCGCAAGCTGGGTGGCCGCGAGGATTACGAGCTTCGGCCACTGTTCGATGCAGAGGCCAATCCGCAGCTGTGGCAGAAAGCCCAGGCGCTGACCGGAGTGGACGACCCGAGCCAACTGAGCAAGGCCGACATGCTCGACACGTTTGGCGCCATGGCAGCCGAAGGGCGAGTACCAATCGTGAATCGGATGATGGGCGCGCAGATGCTGCCCACGGGCGAGGTGCAAGCCGCCCCGCTGGTGTTCCAGTACAAGGGCGGCGTCAACGAGGCGGGCGAACAGATCGGCAACTCGCTGGAAGGTGTTGAACGCTGGGATCCAAATGCCGAAAACATCATCCAGGTGTGGCGTGATGCTGGCGGCGAGATTGGCAACCCGGGCATGGTCTACGTCGTCAACGGTCACAACCGGCTGGCTGCAGCGAAGCGCCTGGGGATTCCGTCGATGCGGGTGGAATACCTGGATGCACCCACGGCAGCTGAGGCCCGGCTGCAAGGCGCCATCTCCAATGTGAGCGACGGCAAGGGCACGGTGTTTGATGCGGCCAAGCTCGCCCGCGAGTACGACATCAAGGATCCGGCGCAGCTGAAGGCACTGGGAAAGCCAGGCGCCAGCGGCTTCTGGAAAGACGGCATTGCCGTTGGCCGGTTGCCCGAGGACGTGTTCACCGCAGCGGTGAATGAGCAGATCCCGCTGCGCCGTGCAGTGATCATCGGCGAATCAGGGGTGGACGAGGAAACGATGCGGTCGGCCTACCGCTACTTGGTGCAGCAGGGCCCAGACAACGTGAAAGAGGGCACGCTGCGGGAAATGCTGGCGATGTCCAAGAGCTCGCCGGCATCGTCTTCCGCTGATCAGCCCGACCTCCTGTCGGGAACTGAATGGGCGCAGAACTTCAACGCCGGCATGTTGGCCAAGGCCGAGGTGGCTGGAGCCGTCCGGCTGCTGCTCAGCAAGGAGAAAAAGCTGTTTGGCACCGTTGGCCGCCAAGCCGGTCAGATCGAGCGGGTGGGCCAAGTGGATGCCACCGCCGCCAAGGACATCAGCGGCGAGGCCAGTCGCGCGCTGGCGATCTTTGATGATCTCAAGTACCAGACCGGCCCGGTGGGCGATCTGCTCAACGAGGGCACGCAGAGGGTGCTGGCGGGCGAGCAGGCGGCCCAGGTGGCCAAGGGCATCAAAAACCGACTGGCGGCTTCCATCCAAGAAGCGATGGGCAAGGAGGTGGCACCCGCCACCGACGTAGTGCAAGAGGACATGTTCGCTGCAGCCGGGCGTCAGGCTGATGAGACGTCGCAGCCGGTAGAGCTCACGGCCGAGCAACGCGACGCAGCTGAAGCCCGGCTGCTGCAGGAAGCAATCGCTGGCGGCGAGGTGCGACCGCCCAATGCTCCGATCCCTGAGCTGCCGGCCCCTGCCCAGGTGCGACTGGATGAGCTTGATCCGAACGAACCGATCACCCCCGGCAGCAGGGCGGCCCAGGCCTTGGCGGATGAGACGCGACTGGCGCTCGAGCACGCCCGGGCTGATGCAGCACTGCAGGAACTGCAGGAAAAGGCGGTGAAGGACGCCAACGACTACGAGCTGCTGACCTTCGAGGAGAAGAAGGCCAACGGGATGCTGGATGACTGGGAGGAGCCACGGTTCTTCCATGGCGCTGCCAGTGAGTTCAAGTTGGAGGAAGGCGGAGAGTTTTACAACGATGGCATGAACATCTACGGGAATGGCCTGTACTCCACAGACAACCTCGGCATTGCTGGCACGTACCAGAAGAAAAACAAGACCAGGGGCGTCGAGGTGAATGGCGTCACCTACGAGGTGGTCGAGAAGAAGCCGGTCAAGTTCTTTGATCTGGACAAGCCAGCAACGCCAGCCGTGCTGGACAAGCTCCGTGCCTCAGCTGGCTACGACAACATGCTGGATCTGATTGAAACCGCGATCAACGAGTTTGAGGGCACTCCATCCCTGGCCGAGGTGTTCGATGAAATGCGGGGGTATTCGCGGGAGTTTGTGATCCCCTCCTATGAGCTGCAGGGGACGTGGGAGAGCTTCAAGCTGGAGCTGGAGAAGGACGGCTACGGCGGCTTCACCCACCAGGGCGGCAGGTTGGCAGGCAAGGGCAAGAACCTGCATCAGGTGCGGATTTACTGGGACCCCGCCAACAGGGTTGACATCTACAAGTTGGATGCCGACGGCAATCGCTTGGAGGCTGTTGCTGATCTGGGCGAGGCGATCACCCCAGCGGCGCCACGGAGCGCAACGCCGCTTGCTGATGCAATCGAAGGCCAGATGCGGGAGATGGCCCAGTCCGACGCCCGCCTGTATCGGCGGACAGGACAGGCGATGGCCAACATCCGCCAGGGACTGGATGAGCTGGCCCCGGCGCCCGTCCGCCCGGCGCCCGTCCGCTTGGCGTTGTCCGCGTCGCAGCCAGAGCTACTCCTGCCGCAGGATCTGCGCCAGGCATCACCTCGCTACGGACGCAACACCATCACCTTCCAGTCCGACCTGGACCGTGCTGCCTACGTGCTGGCCAACGACGCGATCAAGCCCAGCAAATCGGCCGCCAAGTTCCGCCAGGTGGTCAAGGAAGCAGGGCTCAATCTTGACGAGGTGGTGGCCCATGGGCAGACGGTGCGGGCGGCGCTGAAACAGGCAGCCAAGGGCAACCCCGGGCAGATTGAACTGCCGGCGCAACCGTGGCGGGAGCGCGGGAGCGGCAGTGCGCAGCGCTTGGCGCAACGTGGCGGCAGTCAGCCCAGCCGCGCCGATGACCTTCGGGCCCTGGCGGCAGGGATGCGTGCCGAGCTCTATCCAAAAGATCGGATCCCCGAGCTGATCTCCGCATGGCGAAAAGTTGTCGGCGATGAAGTGCGCATCAGGGTGCTTGACACGTACAAAATCGCGCCTCAGTCAGAGCAATGGGGCGGAGACGGATCGCAGCTTGCCGACATTGCTGGAGCCTACGAACAGTGGAAGGACACGATGACCATTTGGCAAAATCTTTCGCCAATCATGGAAGAAATACCAATACGGATGACGTTTAGCGATCTCCTGCACAATGGGTTCCATGAAGCGTTTCACAGAATTGTGCGGATGGCGATGCCGGACAAGGATCTAGCTGTTCTTAATACCCCAATGGCTCGGTTCAAGGCTGCACTGGCAATGGATGAAATGGGGGCAGAGCGCAGCACCATTGCCTACGACGAGCTGCTGACCGAAGCGGCCGCAAAAGTGTTTGTAGCCCGCAGCCGTAACATAGATCCAGTCAGCGCGATCCTCGATGACTTCTTCAGGGCCAACGATTCCGGTAAGGCCATTCCGCCCCGGGTTCGTGGCGCGATCACTCAGATTGCTGGTGCGCTTAATAAAGCTTATGACTTTATCGAAAAAACAGTCAACCTTTTCCAAGGCAGAGGATTTGAGTCAATCTCAACTGTTTTCCAAAAAGCAGCGAGCGGCCAAATGAGGAACGCCGAACCTGCGTATAAGGTGTGGCGCGATGGCAGCAGCAACGTCTACGGGCAACACCGCTCTTTCAAGGTTGGCATCTGGGAAGACTTCTCTTGGGACGGGAAGCCTGTGTCGTCACTTCCAAAAGCGTTGGAGATGTCGCTATCCGAGCTTCGCTCGCAGCAGATTTTTGACGCCCCGCCCACCAAGGTCAGTCAACAGCGCCTTCAACGCCAGATTGACGACCTCGACCAACAGATCATCGACAACCGCCGCAAGGCCGAACAGGAGGGCTGCTGACCATGACCGCCAACAACTGCGACGACGCTTTCCAACGCGACCAGGAACTGCAGCAGCGCAAGCGCGAACTGCAGCAGGAGCTGGAAGGCATCGACCGGCAGCTCAACGCTGCATGGACCCGCGTCTCGGCACCTCCTGGCGACAGCGTGATCATCCCCGGCCGGGATGGCACACCCCGCGAAATGGACACGGCGGATGTCCAGCGCGGCTATCAGCAGCTGGCCGCCACCATGTCATCGAAACAGGTGGATGACTTTGTTGGCCGCGGCCTGGATCAACGCACCAGACCGCCCGGCAGCGAAGGTCGCTTCCAGAACTACGACCGCCTGATCCGCGAGGTTGACCTCTCCACCCGCGAGGACTACGCGCGCTTTGCGGAAGCGCTTGGCATCACCCACGAACGGATCGCGCCAGACGATTTCGCCTTCGTCACCCGCCGCTATGGCAAGGAGAAGCTGATCGAGCTGGTGAGCGACTACTACCGGGATCTGGGCGCCAGTGATGCTGACCTGCTGGCTCGAGCAGCGGTCAAGACTGCCCCGGCAATCAACGCCGTGGAGAACAAGCTGTGGCTGCGATTCTGGGCCGATCGCACCAAACGGGTCTACCTCGACTCCCTTGAGCAGATTCGGGATTACGCGAAAGCCATTCCCGGTGCCAAGCCACCGCCGGAGCTGATGCAAGATGCCTTCCGCCAGTACAAGCTGGCATTGGTGATGGAGCGCCACAACAACCTCGTCACCAGAAGGCACGCACAAGCACTGCGCAGCCAGCAGGAGAACATTCTCGATCTTGAACAGTTCCGCCTGGACCTTGGCGATGAGTTCGAGCAAGGCGTGACAGACGCCATTGGCATGACCGGCAAGGATCTCGGCGCCGACGAACACTTCGCTCGCGTCGTTGATGCGATCGACAATGGCGACTCGAAACAGCTGGACTTCCTGATCGACACCACCAAGATTGATGGGTTGGATCCGAAGTCTCGACTGGACAAGGATTGGTTCAACACCCACATGCGGATGGCCACGGCGCTGGTGAAGGACAGCCAGCTTGGCAACCTCAACACGCAGTACCTGAACCTCGGCAGCAACGGCGTGATGGCCATTTTTGGGCCGGTGCAGCAGACCTTCTACAACGGCGCCCGCCTAACGCCGATCGGCACGCAACTCACCCGCGCCCCACTGATGGAAGCGCTGAAGGTCACCAGCGAGGCCCACAACTACGCCTGGACCACTCTGCGCTCCACTTGGAGCCGTGACCTGCAGCGGGTGTTCCAGAACGGCGTGAGCCACTACAGCGGCAACCTCGACACCTACGGCAAGCGGCTGCTCACCAATGAACAGGAGATCGCGGACATGCAGGGCATCCTCGACATGCCCTACCGGCCTGGCTCTAACTGGGCCATGCGGCTGGGCAACCCGCACAACATGGGGATCTTCACCAACAAGCTGCAGGCCGCGGCGCGGATCCTGTTCCTCACCAAGCCAGGCGGCACGTTCTACACGGGCATGAACCGGCTGGAGGCATCGGTGGCTGCCCTTGGTCTTTCCAGAGGCGAGGGGATCCAACGCATCAGCGCGAAGGACATTGACCTCTACACCCCATGGAAACCCGCCCTGCGGGCCATGGCTGGCGTGGATGAGGTGTTTGGCAAGTACCACTACCTCTTCAAGCTGAAAGCCGACCTCGAGGTCAAGGCGCGCATGGAGGGCAATCAGCTCGGGCTGTTTGACGACCGGACCAGGGCGGAATGGGTGCAAGGCCAGCTTGATGAAGCGATCTACCAGGCGACGCCAAGCGAAAGCGACATCAAGGCCTTCCGCAAGCAGAACGGCCTCAAGGGCAGCGATTTCACTGACGACGAGATCGGGGCGATGCTTGCCGAGCGCAACATGGCCGGCGCCCCGACCATGGCCACACCGGAATCGGTGGAAGCGCTGCGGTACTCCTCCGAGATGCGCTTCCAGGACGCACCAACCGGCAACCCCGGTGAGGCGCTGGATCGGGGAATGATGGGCCTCCGCCAGAACTGGATGGTGGATCGCTACGTGATGCCGTACTGGCGTTCACCGTTCATGGGCCTGCTGTTTGATCACCGCCTGGCCACGTTCGGCGTGATCGACACGATCAAGATGATCAACGCCGGCAAGGACGCATCGCCGGAACTGGTCGCTCGAGTCAAGGCCGGGTGGGTGATGAGCGGGGCCCTGCTGGCAGCGTTCGGCGTGCTTGACGCGGCCGGGCAGGTTGGCGGCGGGACCGATCCTGACCCTGACCGACGCAACACGCTGTTCGGCATGAAGCTCGGCGGCTTCCCGGTCCTCAATGTCCTGTTCCTCTGGAAGGACGTGAAGGACGCGGCGACATCGGCCCTGACCAACGACTACGACGGCAACGAGCTGGCGATGACAACCATGAAGGTGCTGACCAGCCACATCACGCGCCAGGCCGGCGTGCAGCAGCTGCATTTGCTGCTTGAAGCCATGTTGTCTGGCACGGAGAAAGCCGGAGAGAAGCTGAGCCAGTTCGTCGGCTTCATGGGTGCTGGTCAGATCCCATTCATCGGTGCAGAGCGAAATCTTGAGCGTGCTCTCGGCATGGACCGCCAGAGCTTCTACCGCGACGAACCGAGCACTGCCAACCAGGAATACCTGCTGGGACTGGACGACGCGACAGCGAAGGCAGAGCAGTTCCTGCGCAACTTCCTGATGGACACCATTCCATTGGCAGCGGGCGCCCTGGGGGCAAAGCGTAAGGAGGCCGATCACCTCGGCACACCGCGAGGGCACGTCCTTGGCATCAACCTGTCCCGCGCGTTCCCGATGTTCTTCCCGGCCGTCTGGCCTAAGGGGAAGGTCAACGATGTGGTCTACAGCGAGCTCGACACGCAGGACATGCTTGACCCGCCAAAGCCGCTGCTTGAGCGGAAGCTGGATGGCATCGCCATGTCAGATGACCTCCAGCAGGAGTACAACAACATCCACGGCAAGATCAAGGCGCCCGCCGATCTGCCACCATCAGCTCGCATGGGCCTTGCAGAAAAAAGCGTTGACGCGCGGCTCTCGATGCCCATTGAGACGGTCACCAGTGACGGGATCAGGATTCGCAAAGATGGCGGCGCCAGCCTGCCTCTCACGCAAATCCTTGATCGTGTCACCAATGGCCGCACCAAGAAGGAGGCCTTCTATGCCCTGTTCAGCAGCCCTTGGTATCAACGGCTGGAAGACGACGACAAGCTGTCATCCGCCCCTCCTGGCGGCCTGCCGCCGGCACTGCGCCGAAAAAAGATTGCCCAGAAGCTGATCCGCGGTGTCACCGACTACTACGACCTGCTGACGCAGGATGAACTGGAACGTCGCGCTGCAGCCGGCACCAGCCAGCCCGCCAAGGAATGGAGCGAGGCCAAGACCAAAATGACGATCATTCAGAACCAGCAGGCGGTGGAAGAACTGAGGGAAACCGGCAAGTTCTTGAAGGGGCTGGGCGTTTCGGCACAATAGGTCTACAGCCCTGCAGACCTAGCCGTGCCCTTCTCCTACGTGCAGTACCCGGGCAACGGGTCAACGGTCACGTTCACAGTGCCGTTCCCGTACCTGCTGCGGGCACACGTCAAGCTGTACTACGGGTTGAGCTTGCAGAGCGGCGGGTACACGCAGCTGCTGGCCGATGGCGTCAACTACACCTGGACGAGTGCTACACAGGTGCAGCTCAGCGCCGCGCCGGTTGTTGGCCAAACGCTGAGCATCCGCCGCGAAACACCAACCACCAGCCGCTTGGTGGATTGGAACGATGGCAGCGCCTTGAACGCTGATGCGCTGGATACCGCTGACCTGCAGAACTTCTACGCCATCCAGGAACACAAGGACTACATCGAAGCGCTGTCGATCAACCCCAACACAAACGTCGCAGACGGGTCGATCACAGCCAACAAGCTGTCAAGCGATGCTGTTACCACAATCAAGATCCAGGACGGTGCGGTTACCAGCAGCAAGATTCAGAACGGTGCGATTGTTGACGATGATGTGAACGCTTCCGCTGGCATCGCGGCCAGCAAGCTGGCGTTTACTCAAAGCGGCACTGGCGCAACCAGCAGAACCGTTGATGCCAAACTTAAGGACGTAGTATCAGTTAAGGACTTTGGGGGTGCTGGAGACAACAGCACCAACGATACAACTGCTATCAGTTTTGCTAGAACCGCATTTCCCAATACATCCATTGACTTAGCAGGGGCTAGCTATCGGGTCACGACAATTCCGGCTGGATGGGGGGTTCGCAACGGCCTGCTGACCCTTGCACCCGCCAGCACTGACGATCAACCAGCTAACGAGGCCTACGGCTACGGGGCACTTGCGGCTAACACTTACATTCCCAAGCAGCACAGCTCTTCAACGCTGACATGGGCATCAGGCAACTTCAACACTGCGTTTGGCAATTATGCGCTCACGTCAAATACAACGGGACGCCGCCAAACCGCCATCGGAGCGCAGGCCCTCTACTCAAACACCACCGGTTTTTACAATACGGCAATAGGGCCGTTTGCCCTTTATACAAACGTCACGGGTAACTACAACACCGCGATCGGCGCTCAGGCTCTCCAATACTCAACTGGCAGCGACAACACTGCCGTTGGAAGCGGAGCACTTACATCGCTCACGACTGGAGACGACAATGTTGCCATTGGCGATCGGGCGATTGGCGTTTCTACCGGAGTCAACCGGACCATTGCAATCGGCACGCAGGCCGGCCAGCAGCACACCGGCAACGACAGTGTTGCCATCGGTCACCAGGCGCTGTCGGCACCATCCTCTGCCGGTCTCTACAACATCGCTATTGGTTCAGCAGCCCTTGGGTCGGCGACGACGGGCGCATCCGCGGTCGCTGTTGGCAGGCGAGCCGGCAGCGGGATCACCACCGGCAGCGGCAACACCGCCATTGGCAACGATGCCATGGTTGGGTCTGGCACTGCTATCACCGGAAGCAACAACGTTGCCGTTGGCAATACCGCATCAGGCGACATTACCACCGGCTATCAAAACGTCTCGATTGGCGCCAGCTCGGGAAGCGTCCTAAGCACTGGCTTCAACAACGTTTTCATTGGTCGGTTTGCTGCACAGTTGAATACAACTGGTGCTGGAAACACTGCTATTGGCGAGCAGTCGCTCAGCGCAGTCACGACTGGCGATTACAACACTGCCGTTGGAACTGGAACAGTCGGCGGCGCTGCCTATACCAACACGTCGATGTTCGGCTATCAGGCGACCGTTACAGGAAGCAACCAGATTCAGCTAGGCAACGCCAGCACGACCACCTACGTCTACGGCACCGTTCAAAACCGTTCAGACGCCAGAGATAAGACAGACATTCAAGACACGGCACTTGGCCTCGATTTCATCAACGCTCTGCGCCCGGTCGATTTCCGCTGGGACTTGCGGGACGACTATCGTTCAACACCCCCTGAACCGCCGGCAGATGATGCGACGAAAGAAGAGCGTGTTGCTCATAGCCAAGCTCTGCAAGAGTGGCGCAAAGCAAATGCCCTTGACAACCTTCAGCACGATGGCTCCAAGAAGCGTTCACGTTTTCATCACGGTCTGATCGCTCAGGAGGTGAAAGCAGCATGTGATGCGGCCGGGGTCGATTTTGGCGGCTATCAAGACCACAGCCTCAAAGGTGGCGAAGACGTTCTCTCTATTGGCTACGAGGAGCTGATTGCACCGCTGATCAAGGCAGTCCAACAGCTATCAGCAGAAATAGATGGGCTGAAATCTCAGCATCTGAAATCATTGGACTGAACCGGTAACCGCGCACACGCGACCCAGCTGGCCATTGCTTGCCAACCCGCTACCCTGCATGGGTGCAGTCCTCTTGCCAGCGTGGACCCAGCTTCAGTGATCGCATTGGTGAGCCTGGGAGCTTCCGGCGTCATGGCGCTCTGGAAGATCGCCAATGGCCTCGGGCGGTTTGAGTCCCGCACCACCACGATCCTCGAAGGCGTCCAGGTGATGCTCAAGGACCACGAAGACCGCCTTCGCAACGTGGAGAGCAAGCTGTGACCAAGCACCTGGCCGACTACGTGAATCTGGCCATCGCCATTCATGGCGTTGCCGTGGTGGTGGTGAACATCACCCCCACACCCAAGGACAACGAGGCGCTGGGCACCTACCGGCGACTGGTCGTCAAGCTCTACCGCGCCATCGAGCTGATGGCCGGCATCTTCAATTCCCCCAACGTCAAACGATGACTCAAACACCCACCATCCAAACCCCGGGCCTCACGCAGCGCCTGCCGCTGGAAGCCCGGCTGACTTCCTACAGCGTGGCCGGCGTCATCCCGATCAACACGATCCTGATGCCCCTGGACTGCACCTTCTATCGGTCGGTCAGCATCCAGTGCGTGGCGATGGGCACCACCGGTGTGGTGACACCGGAGTGGTCCAACGACAACGTGAACTGGCAGCCGGGCACTCTGCTCACACCGCTTGGGGCCACCGCAGCCACGATCAGTGCAGCTGGATTGTGGGTGATGCCAGTGGTTGCGCGTTTCCTGCGGCTGCGCCTCAGCACTGCCACCACAGCCGGCACCACCTCGTTTGCGGTCATCCAGTTCGACGATCGCCAGGAGATGTGGCTGGCCACGCAGCCTGTCACTGCGGGCGCCAGCACCAACATGATCGGTGATGTCGGCGTTCAGTACCGGGCCAACGCCACCGGTGCAGCCTCATTCGTGAGCGTCATGAGCCCGGCAACGCCAGCGGTGGCAACCGTGAAGGCCTCTGCCGGTCGCCTGCTCGGCTTCCACCTGCAGAACAGTGGGGCAGCACTGCGCTCGGTCAAGATCTTCAACGCCACGGCGCCAACACTTGGCACCACAGCTGCAGCGTTTGAGGTTGACATCCCTGCTGGCGGGGCTATTTCTCGGGTGCTGGATGGCGGCCTGGGCTTTGCCACAGCGATCACCTACAGCGTCACCTCAGCCAAGGGTCTGACCGACAACACGGCCACCGGCCTGGCTGCCAACGACGTGTCTGGGTTCATCGCCTTTGCCTGATCGTCATGACACTCATCGGCCCGAAGACCAAACCGCAGGACTGGGGGTTCCAGCTGGGTGACACCCATCTGGTCGTCAACGATCAGAGCGAAACGCTGACCGGTTGGAGTTTCGAAGGCACCCAACTGTTCAAGCTCACGGCATTGGCCCGTGGGCAGGGACGTGACAACCAATGGGGTGAGCCCAACACCGACACACCGCCTGGCCTCTACCGGGTGGGTTCGGTGTGGCGTGATTACGACCGCCTGGGTGATGCCCCCGGCCGCCAACCAGAGCTGATGCCTTATGGCTGGTACACGCTGGATCTGATCGAGCTGGAAGCGCAGGAGCGCCGCTACGGGCGTGCTGGCATCGCTATCCATGGCGGCGGGTCGGGGCTGGGCTGGCCCGGCTGCTGGCAGCCTCGTCAGGCCCTGCTGCCGACGCATGGCTGCATCCGCTGCCATAACGCTGATCTGCGCGATCACATCATGCCCCGCCTGAAGCGCGGCAAAATGTTCGTGTCGGTGTACCAGGAGAGCTGACAATGGCGGATCTGAACAAGGATCTGGAGGAACTGCACGCTGAGGTTGTCAGCGCTGTGCGGGAACGCATCAGCAATGGCGCCAGCAATGACGATCTGCGCGTTGCTCTGCAGCTGCTGAAGCAGAATCAGGTCAGTGCAGCCGCCATGCCTGACACACCCACGGCTGATCTGGCGCGGATGGCGGGCAAGTTGAACTTCCAGACCCTCGAGCAGAAGGCCAAGGTGGTGCCACTGCGCAAGGACGAGCAGCTCAGCGCTTGATGCCCCCGTGGGCCATGCCGCGCGGCCGCGGCTTCCAACCCATTGCCAGGGCATCAATGCAGGCGCCGTTTTCATCAAACCAAGCGCGCAGGTTCTCGTCATCCAGCTCGTTTTTGCGTTGCTGCTGCGCCTTCTCTTGATCCTGTGCTGCGGCATCGACAAACCAGCCGCAACCAAGACTGAGGGCATCAATCCGGTCATCGAACTGCAGCGCCCCACGTTCGATGGTGATTCGACTGAGCTGGAACATCAGCGATCGGGCGTGGCCAGTATCGGGATCGCGCTCAGCACCAGCCCAGTCGCGTTGGATCACGTCTTGATTCACCACCAGGCGATGCTGTTGCACCAGTGGGGCGAGCACATCAACGATGCGACGTTCCTTCTGCCCTGTGACGCGCTTTTCTTCGATCGAACAGGGGAACACCTTTTGCACGACCGGCTGCAGCAAAGCGGTGAACATGCCATCGCCGAGGTTGGATTCGGCCACGATCGTGTTGACCTTCCAGCGCTTGGCCTTGTCAGCAAGCATCTCGAGCACTTCCGGTTCATAGCCGCGTGTGGTGCCACCGCAGTCGAGGAGGAACAGGTTGCCGTTGAGTTCTGCGATGACGGTCCATGCCAGCTCATCGCTACCGCGACCAGCGGGATCGACGGCAAGGATGCAACGCCAGGTTTCGGTTTGAGACACCCAGCCCTGCACCATGGCGGGTGAGAAGTAGGTGCGATCACTGCCCAAGCCGACGCACGGCAGGCTCTGCATGCGGTGCTCATTGGCGGCAGACCATGCCACCACTTCAGGCAGGGCCTTGCCATCGAGCGACATGACGATCAGATCGCCAAGGCGGATCGGGTAACGATCCAGGGTGGACAGCCGGCAGTTGAGCATGAACTGCAGCTGCACGGTGGCGCGCGTCATCCGCATCTCGCGGCCACGTAGCTCCTCATCACCAAACCGTTCTGGATCGGTTGGTGTGCCGGCCAGTGCCGGCTGTTCGATCACAGCTTCTGCGATGCTTGGATCCAGCGCGCCCTCGTAGCAGTCCCACTGATCGGGGTCATTCGGATTGGGGTAGCGAGCAGGCCAGTAGCGGATGGCGTAGTTGCGTTCACGCACCAACCGCAGGTAGAGCGATGTCTCGAGGTGCGGCGTACCGAGGAACATGATCATCCGCGGCAGCTCCTGACCCTCGTCGGGTTTGAGGATCGCCTCGAGCTCTGTGACCGCTTGCGCCAGGCGCTCCTGTTTCAGGGGTGTGATCGAGTTGTTGAGGGTTTCGATGTCATCCGGGATGGCGCAGGTGCAACGTTTGCCGGTCAATGCCGGTGAGAGGATGCCAACGGCACGAACAGAAGGCGATTGATCCACGATCGCGGGCCCCACATCGAACGCCTTGGTGGAGCTCCGGCCATCAGCGCGTGGTTCCAGACAGCGCAGGATGTCGATGTCACGGATGCAGCGCTGCATGAAGGTGGTGATCTCCACCGCCTTTTCCAACGTGCTGCCAGGGATCAACACCTTCTCGTTGAAGGGATCAATGCGCAGACGATGCAAGGCCCGGAAGGCGGCCATGGTGGATTTGGCCACACCACGAAAGCCAACGGTGATCTGCCGGTTGGGACCGTTCTCCATCCAGTCGCAGATGCCCAGCTGCTGTCGGGTGGGCGTCTCTGCCAGGTTCAGCTCCCGCAGCAGGTAGCAGACGAAATAGGCGAACCGTCCAGGACCGATCTCAGGTGGGATTGGCGACCAGCTCAAAGGGAAACCCCTCCCACCGAAGCAGAAGGGGTTTCACCACCTACCACCGGGGTCACCGATGGATCGCCAGGGAACCACCCCCGCACGACGAGCACAGCCTAACCCTCAACAAAGGCTTCGTTCACCTCTTCGGTGGCCGGGTCATCAGCTTGGAACTGACCCTTTGTGGTGCGCGCCCGTTTGGCCGGCGTTGCGGGCGTGTCCGTTGGGGCAGGGCACACAGCTCCCAGCAGCGCCTGCTCAGCTTCTGCCACCACGTCATCAGGCACATCAGAACCCCAGGCCTGCAGCCCAAGACGAATCCGCTCGGAGTTTGAGACGTACACGGGTGCAGTGCAATCAAGCACAGGGTATCGCGTCATCCGGCATCCTCCAGTGCGGCTTTGAACTGAGCCCAGAGGTGTCCGCGAGTTTGCGGACCGCCAATGCTGGCGACGTAGGGGTTGAGGATGAAGTAATGACTGCCGCTTTGCCGGTCATAGACCTTGACCAGGACAGCGTGTTTACGCAGCCGGCTGATGGAACCAATGCAGACGGTGTGCGCCATTTCCAGCTGT